TTCTATATGAAGGATATGCAGAATGTTCCGGACTTCGATCCGGTGGCTCCTTCAATGCTTCAGCAGGCAAAAACAACCATCGGGGAGCTGTTCGGATGGGCCGATGCCAACCAAGACAAATTGGTCGGCGCCTACAATCTATTCAGAACTATCAGAAGCGGAGAGCCTATAAGCACCGTGAGTGCCGCTGCTCCCGTAGCCGATGTCCCACCACTACCGAAACTATAAGCCATGCAACCCTATAAGATCGAAATATACATATATGCTGAATCCGGGCAGGAAGCCCGGGAGGTGCAGCAGGCAGCCTATGATTTCGTGAACGAGAACTACCAGCGAGGAGGGCTCGTGACGGCATCCAAACTGAAAGACCTGCTGATAAAATACAAGAACAACTTTTTCGTGCAAAACTTTCTGAAACGATGAGCGAGAACACCAATCCCCAGGAACCGCGTCAGCCGCGGAACCTTTTTGAACAGATACTATTTGGAGTGCAGGTAACGAACGACAATATCGTGACGCTGCACGGCCGCGTAGACGCCTTCGAGGCGAAAATAAACGCGATATACGATGCACTATACCCTACCTCCGAGCCTAATGCCTCCGGCGCGGATGAAAAAATAGAGACAGTAGGAGGCAAAACTAAATAATTACCCATTTTATGAGCTGTAACAAAATTCAAGCGGCTGTTATTACACCCGTTCTGGCGGCCGGATCGGTGGCTTCGCCGTACTTTTATGAGGTGAACATCACCCAGCGGCTTTGCTATCCGACGTGCGCAGACAACACTCCGGTATTCAATCCGCAGTTCTCGTTGAAATCGCTGTCACAAGTTGGTACCGGACGCTATGTGGCTACCGTCCATGTCGAGGGCATCATCTCCTATGTTCCGTGTAACGGCGGATGCGGATGCACCAAGCAGCAACCTCTCTCGCAGGATTTCACGATTCCCATTCAGTCGGCATCGACACCCACCGTAACCATCGAGCAGGGAGCCGCGATGAACGCCGTGGCGGCATCAGCCTGCCAGCCGTGCAGCCGGACATTCGTATCGGAGACGCCGATCACCGTAACGGTGGCAACGGCCGCAACCCCAACAGCGTAGCGGTATGCTGTGGATAGCCCTGCTCACTATGGTATGCGCCACCATTGCGCAGCACCTCGGGCTGGCCGAGAAGATCGCGCAGATCGGCAGCCAGGTCATGGCATGCCCGAAATGCCTCTCGTTCTGGGCTACGCTCTTTGTGCTGCTCGTTAACGGATGCAACATACTATGTGCGGTAGGGCTATCCCTATTTATGGCATACATTGCTAATTGGGTCGGATTCGCATATTATGGTGCGGAGAAATTATACGAAATATTATGGCAAAGAACAACAAGAAACCCGGATCAACATCCTCAAAAGAAAAGGTCGAACCGGCGGTAATAATCCATACGCCAAATATCGTGGGAGTATATAAACCGCTGCCGCGGGTGAGGGCGTGCAAAAACTGTTAGATATGACATCAAGTGAAATGAAAGAACAATACGAGCGACTACATGACAAGATGGCCAGCATGGACGATGAGCACGCAGAAAAGGTGTTCGCGGGAGCCCAGATGTGGGCATTCGGGAAAATCGCGGAAACGTCGCCGACCATCGCCGAAATGTGGCTTGGGAAAATGGAGGCGATATGCTGGTATAATTACCTGTCAGATGCCGAGGCAAAGATGATCGCCGCGAAGCTCGTAAACCAAGACGGAAACACCGGAGCAAAATGGAGCAAGGACGCATTCCTGCAAACCGTGGAAAAGCTGGACGGGGAGGTCGAAAAGGAGCCGTATTACAACGACAATGCCCTATGGGTTACGGCTGTAATGATATACAGCGATCACGCCAAGAGTATCGCCGAGGATATGGGACACGCTTCGCCGGCTGATATTCCGTCCGAAAAAATGGCGCGATCTTGCTACCGGAAAGCCGTGGAGAAACTCTGCGACAAGGATCGGAAGCGCTTTATCCGAGAGTATTTCGAAGATGAACTGACGTAGAAAAACGTCCTCGCATTAATTGCGGGGACGCTACTTTGCTATGAATGAAGAAATGACATACTGGATGTCGCAGCTCGAAATAAGCGAGTGCTCCGCACCGCTGTTCGCCCTTGTGATCGCAAAGATCATGGAGGCTATATGAATCAAAACCGCGTCAGCAATGCGGCATTTTTCTCTCGTTCTTCTCGTTCAAAAGAAGCGAGATAATTTTCTGTCGTCTTCAAGTCCGTATGTCCGAGGCTTTCGGAAATATAGGCTATACTTGCCCCGGAACGCTTCAATACGGTGGCGAATGAATGGCGGGCCGTATATGTTGAAACCGGAGGCAACCCTAATGCTTTGGAAATAGACCTAAATTTACGATTTATGCAGCTTGTTAGGTCTTTTGCCTTTTGCCGCTGCTCCTCAATAGATTCTTTGCCCGTAAGAATAGGAAATATAAAACTATCAGGACTTTCTTTGTTGCCCCATCGTGATATAATATCCTGCATTTGAGGTACAATTATCGCCCGCACGGCTTTCCGGGACTTTGTGCGGTGCTCCGTCTTTTTCCGTACATAACTTATTTCCCCGTCCTCAATATCACTATATCGCAACCTTACGAAGTCGGCGACATTGATTCCATTGCACAAATACATAAACAGCCAATAATCGCGGTATTTTGCCGTTGCTTCGTATCCATCATCATAACGGGCTATCAAGCCTATCTGCTCCAATGTAAGGGCCAGTTTACGCCCCTCTCCTTCCTGTATCTCGTAGCGCCCCCGACCGAATGGATATTGTGCTTCCTTTACAATACCAATAGCCCGTGCCTGGTTGAATATCGATCGCAGAGCGCGCATATATATCGCAATAGTTGTCTGCCCCTTACCCGAAGCACGCATAAACTCTTCGAATCGACGCAGCCATGAAATAGATACGTCGATATATTGAACCTCCCGCTTTGAAAAAGCATTCATCGACAGCAGCAATGCACGCAGAATATCCGCCGTCCCTATGTGGGATGTTCCCCGCAATTCATGCTCTTTGATTTGGATGGATGCATTTACCGAAGTAGCGCCGGCTCCTTTCAAACGAGCACCTAACAATTCAAGCGTGAAACAACCTTTTGACGTTAAATCCTCGACAGCTTGTCGAACCAATTCAAAACTATTTTCTATATCTTTGCGAACGGATACAAGCGAATGAAGGCGCGTCGCATTGAGCCGCTGCCAATCATCGGGCAT